TGCGCTGAATCTGGCGCTGGCCTTCTCCGACGATATCACCGTCTACTATGACCGCTCTCCCGAGGAGGGCGGCAAGGTCCGCATCGTCGTTGTGGAATGAGTTTTGTTCTACCAAAAGTCTACCAGAAACGCCTTGGAACCCTTTGGGTTCCAAGGCGTTTTCTCCTTTCCCGCTCCCGTATTGTCTACCAAACGTCTACCATAGCAACCTTTTGATTCTGTTTCCCCGCCTTTTATATCCCTATTCCCCGAAAGCTGCATTCTTTCCTCCCATGTAAGGGGCGTCATACTCCCCTTTCTGTTTTACCACAGACCAACACTTTTGTAAAGCCTCTGAGTAAAAATATTGATATCCGACATCGCCACGTCGGATATCTTGCACAGGCATCAAGTCATGCAAGTGAAGTCCAAAAACTATTGCATGATAGTGGGGCCGGAAGGTGGTAGAGCCATACTCACCACAAGCAAAATAGCGAATATGGTCATCGGGGAAAGCTTTGCGAAGACGCTTCCAAAACAACTGTAAATCTCTTTTGCACAGTGAAAGGGACTGCATCGCCTCTCCGGTCTCCGGATCAGCATACCAGTGGCGGGGGACATGCTCCTCATCGTAGGTTAAAGTCAGGAAATAAGCCGAATCATGATATTCCAGCTCCATCATACACCGATTAGCCCAGTCACGAGAGCGAGCAATGCGGCAGCCCTCACACTTACCGCAGGGGATTTCAACCCAATCAAGCCAAGCCTTTTCGGAATAAGCAGAAATCTCGGGAACATCGGAAGTACAAATGCGACCCTTGCGCAGCTCCAAATGATGGACACCATAAGGAACTATTTTCATATCTGCCTTGCCGTTCTTCGTGGTGCCGATTCTAAATCCCTTCAAGGGATGAAAACAGGCTATAAAATCACCCTCTCCGTACTCGGTTGGTCTAGTGGTGTCAGTGGGAACCAATATATCAAGATAGTATTGGTTCCCACACCCTCCACCTGACAGCCTCAGTCGTCAGCGCTTTTTACGCTTCTTTGAAGCATCCTTGCCAGAAGCAGCACCGGGCAGCACATTGGCAAAATAATCAAAGATACTCTTACCCCATGGTAAATCGGCATTTTGAATATCCTCAACAGCCTGAGTGCCAAGACCACCAAAAGCATTCCAAGCATTATTCGGGAAAGCTTTTTTGATATCAAACTCATGTTTAAAACCTGCCTGCTGTAAATCTTTATTCACCTCAGCATTAAAGGCGGCAATCTCCTTTTGCGTCATAGACTGCACGTCATAACCATACTTTTGCGCAGCGGCATGGATAGAAGCAGAAACCTTCTGAGCAGCGGCAGACTGGTCTGCGGCATACTTTGTACCAGCTAAATGAGCATCAGCAGTATAACGTTGAGCAGCGGCAGAAATAGTAGCTGTATTAAGCTGAGTCTGTGCCTGAAGTTCGGAAGTATATTTGGACATAGCCGTATATTTATCCGCGATAGCCTGATTAGACTGAGCAGAAACACGGGTGCCCTCAAGGCTTAAGAAAGAACTAAGCAAACTCCCAAACAAGCCAGCAATAGCACCAGTGGCACTATTATCAACGCTGCCCATAGCACCGGACGGGGCACCGGAACTAGCCGTTGCGCCAGAAGTAACAGCGGCACCGCTACCACCAGTGACAGAAAGAACGGGATTAAGCCCAGCAGCAATTAAGTCACGCACCTCTCGTTGATGGGCAGTAGAGCTCATACGCTCCTGCCAATCTCTATTTTTTTGGGCCTCTTGACTGTTGTACCGACGCATGGTTTCGTACTGCGCTTCCTGCCACTTCCGGAGTTCTTCTGCCTGTTGAGCGCTGGCGGCGGTATTGCTGCCCGCAATACCTTGGAGGGCGCCAGTTATAGATCCAGTAGTGTTAAGTCGGTATTTGTCAAGAGACCCTGGTCTTACAATAGCACCAGGGGAGGCAGTAGTCAAGGCCGATTTAGCCGAATTCATCGCCATAGGCTCACCTCTTAATGATGGTCGATAAGGCCAGGGATACTATACATAGGCATAGGCCGAGTAGCTTTACACTGGATGTAGATGTCGGCAAACATTTGGTTAGACACAGCAGAAGTAACAGCAAGTACGCGGTCAACATTGGTCTTATCCTCACGAATCCACGCATCAGACAACTTGGGAAGCTGGGTATACTCGTCGGCAAGATGCCAAACATCAAGGGAAGTCGGAGCCTTGGAACGCATTTCAGCAGCAACGCGGGACGGCTTGTAACGGTAGTCGGCCCAGGCTTCCTGATAACCGAAGACCTCATCATCCGTAGAATTGCCCTGGGCATAAATCTCCTTATTGAGGATGGGCTGCTCGCCGATATTAGCGAAGACGGGGAAATAGTAGTCCAGGCGGTCCTTACGAGACCAGAAACGTTCAAGGCCCTGCTGATAGGTATGGTCATAGCGGGCGACCATAATGCCGATCACAAAACCATGCTCAACAAAAGACTTGATGAAATCGCCGTGAACATCGGTGGTAACAGAAAAGGCAGCCGTATCACCGAGAGGAGTTCCGCTAGCCTGGGTTGCGGAGCTTTGCACAACTTGATTGATATTAACAGGTATGCGGTTCCCGCCAAGATACTCAGGACGCTGTAAACGAGCGTCAGGACTTGTAACGCCAAAATGAGACTTGAGAATTTCAATGTAACGCGTACCTCCTCTCGCATCCTTCTCGTAAAGCTTCTGAATCTGGAAAGCCATGCGGAGCTGGTTGATAGTAGCAGCGGTTACGGTACCGGACTGGATTGCCCAAAGGTTGTCCAGGTACATAGAACCATCACGAGAGGACGGAGAATCAAAACCAACACCCGTAGACACAGATTCAATATCAGTACCGCCAAAATTACTACCGAAATTCCAGGTCTGGACAACGGAAGAATAATCCTTATTAGGCTGCGAGCCAGAAATCCAAGCAGACATAGGAGCCTTAAATTGAGAATGGTCAACGCGATCGGCCAAAGTCACGACAGGGAGATTACCACCTTGAGCAACAGGAATAGTCACGTCAGGGCCCTTCTGGGGAGCAGGCAGCGCAGAGGTAAAATAGTCGTGGAACTTGGCGGCCTTGAAGGGCATACCGCCTTTGACAACATCGGTGATATAGTTGGTGCCATTGGAACCTGCAAGGGTAGCATCATCCACAGGGATGTTGAGGGGGTCAGAGAGGTTCTCATCGCGAAACCACTCATTCATAATGAGGGCGTAGGCACGGAAGGGGAGGGCATTAACAGAGAGGTTGGCAACACCAGTAGGGATGCCCATGTAGTCGGCAATGGAGCCAATGGACCAGCCACCAGAGGGCGCAGTCACCTGGGGAACAGAATACTCGGTCGTAGGAATCCAAGCGGACTGGGTATTCTCACCCATAAGCTCACGCCAATGCTGCCATACGATACGGTTGGGCACGAAGTAAAAATAGGTGTCCAAGTAGAGATTATCCATCATGGGGGTGAGCAGAGTTTGCAGGCGGGCAACCATGGATGTTTTCAATTGGAAAGTATCGCCGGGAAGAACTTCATCGACATAGAAGGGAATAACGTCTCCAACGTTGAAACTGAGTTTAACACTATGGTCACGCCGAAAAGTGCTACGAGCAATGTCAAGGTTAGTAGGATTAAGAGCAAATCTTGTATTTTCATTACGAGACAAATTAATACCTCCAGTCTGTAACGGTTGTTCAAAAGGAGGGGCCCATGGGGCCCCTCGCTCTCTGTTGTTCACACGGCCAGGGCGGCCGTGTAGGCTGCTTTAATCAGATTCAGCCAATGTCAGGAATGTTAAATTTAACCAGCGGGTGAGGCTGGCGCGGGGTCTGTCTCACCTCCTTTCGGGCCCTGTAAGGCCGCTGGCGGATCACCAGCGGGATTTTGAGAGGCGGGTGGTGTAACCATACCCATAGCCTCCAACCAGCTCTCAGAACCTGCCTGAGCGAGCCAGGCGTGGAAAGATTGGCCGAACTTCTCACGGGTCTCAAGGGGTAAGCTCATAAACGTCTGCTCGGCCTCTATCATGTGATTGAGCAGCCCGGCATAGGTCTGGGGCATCTGGGAGAAATCACCAAACATGCCTTGCACCTTTTGCAGGACAGCAGTATCACCAGAGTTAAACCTGTCCATGATTTTGTGGAGGTCGACGGAATCTTTGTGGCTCTGGATAAAAGCGTAGAGGTCCTCTTTACCACTCTCCTTGAGGGTCATAACGCCAAAGCGGTCAAACTCCGGAGAATAAAGAATCTTCTCGCCGCAACCGGGCTCGGAACAAAAATGCTGCTGTTCGCGGTGCCAAGTCTCAAACATCGGCATCCTCCTTCCGCATAGAACGGAGAACCTCCGCGCCATCGGAAACAAGCTCATGAAGCTGAGCCGGAATGAGAACACCCTTATCGGAATCGAACTCACCAATCCGGAAAAGCTGGAAATCGGAAGCGTGGGTAAAGAGAACGCCTTTAGATTCCATAATAGCGTTGGCAAAATTGCGAGCGGCGATATAGTCATTCTGCTCGGTCGTAAGGCCGAAGAAGCCAGAACGCAAATCACGAATAGCGTAAACATTAAGCATCATATTTTTTTCACTCCAATTAAAAAATTTACTTGACAAACGGGTACAAAATCATGAAAGTAACCGATTGGGCCATCTGGAAGAAGCAACGCTAAGTTGCTTCTTCTTTTTCCAAAAAGCCGGAAAGCTCAATTAGACGGATTTGCAGCTCCAAAGCGAGGAACTCATAAAAATCGAGCTCCATATCGAGAGAACGCCAAACTTTGGCAGCCAGCTCGTAACAGTCAGCATCGAGATTTAGCCGAACACAGACGGTAGCACGCTCGTCATTCACATCCTGATACCTCCACGATAGATTTTAGGGTTCACATTGATACGCTTGGAATTGACGGCAGTATGGCGAAATACCTGCCTGTCCTGGGAACGCCTCATCCTTCGAGCCATGATTACAACTCCCTTCTCAAATTTTTTATACGGTTATGGAGCACGCGCTCCTGGGTCTCAAGGATTTCTTCGTAGGTCATAGTGGACTGGGCCAGCTTGGCCTTCTTGCCTTCCTCAGCAAAGTGCTTACGCTTGGCCTTAATCTCAGCCATCACCTCAGGTTGTTCCAAATCAAAAAGCTTATCGAAATACTTAGGGGGACGAATCTTACGGCCACCATCTGGGGTGGAGATAGAGATAGTATCATACTCCATGCATTCGGGATGATCGTCATACCACTGGCGGCCAATACCAGGGCGGCGGGACATGTCGACATACTCTGGGTCGATATTAAACGTCTGGTAGACATCGGCCTCGGGGCCAGAGGCTTTCTTGAGGACATA